AGTAATTTCTCTAATGAAATTACATCATTAACAGTAACTTCATGTACAGTTCCACCAACACCAACACCAACAGCAACTCCTACACCAACTCCAATTCCACCAACCCCAACACCAACAGCAACACCAACTCCAGAACCAACACCAACTCCAACTCCAGAACCAACACCAACTCCAACTCCAGAACCAACTCCTACACCAACAGCAACACCAACAGCTAGTCCAACTCCTACACCAACACCAGTTTCTTATAGCTTCCCAATAACAACTGGTTATGGAGATTCTACAAGTGCATGTGCTGATACATCTACTAATACTACTATTTATGGTAGTTCGCCTTCATTCTTAAGTAACTCAGTATTCTATAGTGATTCTGGTCTTACAGCAGTATACAGTGGTAGTAGCTTCTATTACCAAAATACAGCTAATGGTCAATATGTTCAGATAGATAATAGTGGAAATCAAACAGCATCAGGAACTTGTTAAAATAAAATAATATGCAAACAATTAATTTTGAGTTTTTAAAACAATTAAGTACAATACCAAATAAGGATTTAACCTGGGCGTTAAAAATAGCTAAAGGTAAAAACAAATATCCTTCTAATATAAAAGACGCAATTAAGAAAATTTATTTATAATGGCAACAGTAACTGAAGAAATCGATTTACCAGTAAACACAAATGCAGACGAAGCTGCTGGAGAATTTAAGAACTTACGTACTCAAATTCGTGAAACGACTGTTGCTTTACAAGCATTAGAGGCACAAGGTCAAACTAATACAGCTGAATTTGAAGCATTACGTAAAAAATTAGATGAATTAAATGATACAGCTGATGTTGCTGCATTTAGAGCAGGTCAATTAGACGATAGATTAGCTGCATTACCAGGTGTTGCAGGACAAGCAGGTCAAGCATTTAAAAGCTTTAATGATACATTAAAAATATTAGCAACCAATCCAATATTACTTACAATAACATTAATTGTAGGTGCATTGGTGGCAATGAAAAAATCATTAGAATCAACTGCTGAAGGACAAGCTACATTAAATAGAATATCTACTGCATTTAGTAAAATATTAGGACCAATACTAGCAACTATTGAAGCTGTAGCTTTACCATTATTTGAGGGTTTAGCATTTGTATTAGAAAAAGTAGGACAAGGATTTGCATTTGTTGCTGAAAAATTAGGTATATCTAAACAGAAAATTGCTGAAGCATCATCAGGTAATAAAGATTTTGCTAAAACTGCTGAAGAAGCAGCTAAAGCCGCTAAAGATGCAGCAGATAAAGCAGCAGCAGAAGCTGAAAAAGCAGCAGCTGAAGCTAAAGCAAGACGAGAAAAATATGCTGAGGAACTTAAAAAATCAGAAGAAATAATATTCCAGGCTCGTTTAGCATTAATGTCTAGACGTGATGCTGAATTACAAAATGCAGCCAGAGCTCATGAGGCTAACATGGTTCAATTACGTAAAACTGGTGGTAGAGGAGCTAATTTAGAAACTGAACGTTATTTAAAAGAACGCCAGGAAATAAATGAAAAATATAATAAGATCGAACAAGAATTTGTACGAAAAACATTTGAAGATATATTCAAAATAGAAGAGTCAAATGATGAACGACAACTTAAACAAGAAATAAAAACTGCAGAACTTAAAGGAAAATTAACTTTAGAAACTGAAAAAGCATTTTTAGATAGATCAATAATATTAAGACGAAACCAACAAGCTGATGTTGATGCTGCTGTATTAGAAGATTTTGACAAACAAAGAGCAGAACAACGTAAGAATGCAGCAAATGTAATTAAATTTGATGAAGAAACAGGTAATTTAAGATTAAATGTACTTAAATCACTTGAAGATCGTAGAGCGATAATTGTAGAAGAACAAAACAATGAATTACTTGAATTACAGAAAAAATATGCTGATCAACAAGCATTAAATGATTTTGCTTTATTGAATGATCAGATTGCTAATTTAGATAGGTTAAATGCTGAACTCGATGGTGATTTTGATAAAGATTTAGTTCGTTTAGAGGAAAAAGAAAAATTAATAGCGGAAGCAAAAAAGAAAGAATTAAAAGCTGCTGAAGGTAATTTACAGAAACAATTTGAAATTAACCGTATATATGCTGATAAAGAAACTGCTTTAGAAATAGAAAGAACTAGAGTTATAAAAGCTGAATTAGTAGCTCGTCAAGAATTACAACTTAAATATGTTGATGCAGTAGCTCAACTTGGTAGCTTATTATCTCGAGCTGCTGGTAAAAATAAAGATATAGCAATAGCTGGTTTACTTATAGAACAAGCAGCTGCTGTAGCAAAGATAGTTATCAATACGAAAGTTGGTGCAAGTGCTGCATTTGCAGCTCAAAATTATCCATTAGGAATTGCACTAATAGCACAAGGTGCATTATCAGTTGCATCAGCAGTATTAGCAGTTAAACAAGGTATTGAACAAATTAATGCAGTTCCAACACCAGGTGGTGGTGGTGGTGGTGGTGGTGGAGCAAGTGCACCATCAGTTTCAGCACCAACTATTGCAGCACCTGAAGTTAATTTATTTACAGCTACTCAACAAGGTACAACTGCTGGTATTGTAGCAGGTTCAATTAGAGCAAATAATTCAGCTGATCGACCAATAAAAGTATATGTTACATCAAATGATGTTACATCAACTCAAGAGTTAGATCGTAAAGCATTAAATTTAGCACGTTTATAAAATAAAATACAATTTTAATATTGTGTTATAAAATAAAAAGAAAATGGAAAATAGAGTATACGAAATGGTATTAGATACTGAAGAGGAAGCGCCGATATTTGCTTTATCTTTAGTTGAACAACCAGCAATTGAATTAAATTTTGTTTATTTGTCTAAGCAAGAAGTTAAATTAGCTATTCAGTCAGAAGATAAACGCTTAATTGTTGCCCCCAT